TTTAACCCTAAAGATTATGTCCTCAACACTAACTACAACATGGGTATTCAGCGTAAACAGGATTGGGATACCGAGGATTATTTGACTAAGGCGGTTATGGCGGTTGACGGAAAGGTGGTTGACAAGAACTCCCTCGTAACCGTAACAAAAAAAGCGTAGCCGATAGCTCATTATCCGCGTTGACTATCGGCGCACTAACCTTAACCCCAACGTTTGACCCAGAAGTATTATCATATACAGCAGCTACTACGGATGCAACTAATAAGATTACGGCTACCACGGATGACCCATCCGCAGTAATCGTAATTACATTAGAAAATAGCGAAACCGTGGAGCCTGTTGTTATAGAAAATGGCAAGTATGCAACTTGGGGGAGCGGAGAGAACATAGTCACAATTACCGTTACTGACGGTGCAAGCGTGACTGTGTATGTGGTAACAGTAACTAAGTCGTAAATACCTAAAGGCTTGTGTCTTAATTGATGCAAGCCTTTTTATAAAAAAGTAGGTGATTAAATGCCCGAAGGATTGCTAGAAAGCGTAAAGAACTACTTAGACATAACTTGGGAAGACGCTAATACGGACGCCAAAATAACAGGCATTATCAGTAGGGGCATGAAATTCCTCAACGATAAGGCGGGAACAGAACTTGATTATACCGTAGAGGACAGGCCAAGAGAGTTATTAATGGAATATTGCGAGTATGCAAGGGGCAAAAGGTTAAATGAATTTATGGAAAATTATGCCCCATTCTTACAGGATTTAAGGGTTAAGAACGGTGGTGTTTATGGCAAAACAACAGACATTTAATGACGGAGTTTTAACCGTATACAAAGTCGGCAATATCGCGGGCCTCGGTAATATGCCAAAAGAGGGATTAATACAGAAATTCACTAACGCCATCCCATACGAGGAAAGAACTGTAGGCGTGACAAGGTTTATTGCCAACAAGCAAGAAAACACCTTAATTGAACAACTCCTAAGAATACCACGAATAAACGGCATAGCAAGGGAAGATGTTGTTATCCCGATTGATGGCGAACAGTACCGAATCAAGCAAGTACAGTCCATAAATGATGTTGAGCCTAGATGCCTTGACCTATCCCTCGAAAAGGTGGTGACAAAGTATGAAATTAAAGGAAATTAGAGACTTTCTCCTTGGAATTACGCTTAATGTCTACCACTACAAGGCATGGCAACAACATGACACCTATATCGTGTGGGCGGAAGATGGCGAATCTGACGCAGTACACGCTGACAACCGCAAGGAAAAACAAATACTTGATGTCACCATTGATGTATTTACTAAGACCGAGTACGACCCGATTATCGAACAGCTCCAGCAAGCCTTTAACGACCGTGGAATACCTTTTGAGCTTTTGTCTATCCAATACGAGGATGATACGGGCTATATCCACTATGAGTATTTAATACAGGCGGTGATGTAGTGGCAAGAATAGAAATCCGAGGTTTTGATGAACTGGAATTACAGTTATCAAAATTAGCCGACCCCGAGCTTGCAAAAGATGTTGTTATGGCCGGAGCGCAACCTGTAGCTGATGAAATCAGAAAATCTATTGAAGCACTTCCCGAAGATAAGTTTCGCAGACTTAAAAAAGGGGAGGTATTTATCGGTGTTCCCAGACAACAGAAACAAGATTTATTGGACAGTCTGGGTATTGCACCACCGGATGTAGATTATGACGGAAACACTAACACAAAAATAGGCTTTGATGGATACGGTAAAATCCCCACAAAGAAATACCCTAAAGGAGTACCCAACCAATTACTTGCTAGGGCGGTTGAAAGCGGGTCCTCAGTGAGAAAAAAGACACCGTTTATCCGTAAAGCAGTAAATAAGTCCAAGAAACTAGCAGAAGCAGAAATGCAAAAGAAACTAGATGAAAAAATAGAAATTATCATGAAAGGATGATGAAGGATGGCATATATCGGATTAGCATATCCAACCATAGCAAGGCTTGACCCAACAACTAATACCTATTCAGACGGTTTTAGAATGGGTAAGGCAGTAAGCGTAAACATTACCACAAATTACAATGAGGCTAATTTGCCAGGCGACAATGTTATTGCTGAAAGTGTAAAGGAGTTTAGAGATGGAACAATTGATTTGGGAATTACCACAATCCCCATTGAAGCCTATGAGACAGTATTCGGACACACAGTAACCGAGGGCGTAGATGGAACGTTGATAGTAGACAAGACTGATGATGTACCTAACTATGTAGGCGTAGGACTTGTCAAAGAGGAATTAGTTGACGGTGTAAAGTCTTACATAGCTATGTGGATTAAGAAAGTCCTCTTTACCGAGAGCGGAGAGAATGCCCAGACTAAGGGCGAGACTATCTCTTTCCAGACTCCGACCATCACAGGCACAATATTAGCACTTGATGACAAGACGTGGAGAGAAAGAAAGATATTTGACAACGAAGCAGACGCTATCGCTTACATAGACGAATGGGCAGGGATTACACCCGAAACATCAGATGAATAAATAATGTGGGGGCAAGCCAATGGGTAAGCCCCCTTTTTTATCAAGGAGGAAACATGAGGTATTTGAAGCCCAAGCCAATGCCTATATTGATAGGCGAAAAGGTATACCATGTTTTATTTACCTTAGATGTAATTGACCGATTACAAACCGACACGCAAATGCCAATGATTGAAATATTAGAATGGGCGTTGAACGAAAAAACAATGGAAACAGCTATCAAGTGCCTTTTAAAATACCTAATAGGCGTTGATGTTGAAATAGATAACTTAAATTACTTATCCACAATGCTTATAACTGCATTTATCGAACAGGCAAAATGCAAGGAAATACAAGGACATACTCCACGGCCAAGCGGGAAAGCTGACTTTATAGATATTGAGCGGTGGGTATACATAGGAAAAGTAGTTTTAAAGTATCCCGAGAATGAAGTATGGGAAATGACATTAGGCAAGATAGGAACTCTTTACAAAGAACATTTGAAATATACAGGAGCGATAAAAGTCGAAGAAGAAGTATCGCTACTTAGCATATAAAGGGGGGCACATCATGTCAACGATAGGGCCAAAAATTATACTTGAAGGTGAGAAAGAATACCGTCAAGCAATAGAGAATGTCAACCGGAGCATGAGCGTACTTAAAAGCGAATTGAAGTCGGTAACTGCCGAATTTGAAGGTAATGCCAACTCTCTAGAAGCTCTAAGAAAAAAGAACGAGATACTAAATAAGCAACAGGAAGAACAAGAAAAGCGCATCAAGTTATTAAGGGGAGCCTTAGAAAACGCCGCCAAACAATACGGAGAAAATTCAAGGCAAGTCCAAGACTGGCAGATAAAACTTAATAATGCGAACGCTTATTTGTTAAAACTCAATCGCGAAATAAATGATAACGAAAAGTACATGAAAGAAGCGGAAAGCTCCATAAAAAAGACCGCCAGAAGCATAGACGAGTACGGAAAGCAAGTTGATGGAGCTACCCAAAAAACAAGTATATTCGGGGATGTATTAAAGGCTAATCTTGTATCAGATGCAATATCAGACGGTATCCGAAAATTAGCAAGTTTAATCGGCGACTCCATAGAACAAAGCATTGAACTTGCATCCGACCTAGAAGAAGTGCAAAACGTAGTAGATGTGACATTTGGTGAGAGTGCTAGCAGTATCGACAGCTGGGCCGAAAGCATGGGAGAGGCACATGGTGTATCCGTATTGTTCAGTAAGCAATTCGCTGGAACCATGGGCGCAATGCTAAAATCCATGCAAGTCACAGATGAGCAAGTTGTTGAGATGTCTAAAAACCTTGTTCAGTTAGCCGGTGACATGGCCTCATTTTATAACATAGATGTAGAAGAAGCATTTGCAAAAATCCGAAGCGGAATAAGCGGAGAAACGGAACCACTAAAACAGTTAGGTATTAATCTGAACGTGGCAAACCTTGAAGCTTATGCACTGGCACAAGGTATAAATAAGGCCTATAGCGAAATGACACAGGCAGAGCAAGTCACATTAAGATACAACTACTTACTTAAGGCCACAGCAGATGCACAAGGAGACTTTGCTAGGAATATTAACAGTCTGGCAAACCAGCAGAGAATAGCGGATCTCCAAAGAGAAGAAATCCTAATGAAGCTAGGCGAAGCAGTTATCCCATCCGTTACAAGAGCGACCGCAAAACTAAACGAAGCTATGGATGGTATGGGTGATAATTTAGCAGAAGTAGCCGAGATACTGGCCGAAGGAATAGTAGATGCGTTTGTATGGATGGTTGATAACTCCGACAAGGTAATAGCAGGACTTAAAGGTATAGGAGCTGCTATTCTAACAAAAAAAGCAGGGGATGGAATAGCATATATTATCAAAGCATATAAAATCTTAACAGACACTACAAAGGAAGCTACCGCCGCACAGCTAGCTTTTAATACAACAACCAAAGCAAATGTATATGTAGCTATAGCAAGTGCTATTATCGGTATAAGCACAGCGTTATTCTCTTATGCCAAGAACGCAAAAGAGGCAGCTATAGCAAGCGGAGATTTAAACTATCAATCTGAAATAATATTAAGAAATAGCAGAGCAATAAGAGAAGAAGTTGAAAGCGAGATAAAGAGCAGACAGAAAACAATAGACACGATTGAA